TGGATCGAGTGTTCTCGCGCTCCATGGTTATTCGAAATGGACAATTGATTGCACGGGAACAAGTTTGCAAACAGTACGGATTGTTTGTGGAAAATTATTATAATGATGGCACATCGACACAGTATTGGAAACAAATAAAACTTGGTGCAATTCCTTTAATGGCCGCCACTAACCATCCAAAAGTGCTGGTTATTAATGATGCCCTTGTCGTAACACCTAAGGTTCAACCCATCGAACCCAACCCAACGTATACCTTCGGAACTGAACTTGATGGTACAGCATTATCAGGATCCGATCACAGCACAATTTACACCTGTGCTCTAAAACCGCCTGAGTATATACCACCTGTAGGAAGACCATACATCATACGTTAACCCAAGTGGTACAATAAACTTTTGTTTAACAAGGAACCATCAAAAGTTTACCTTGACACCTTAGATCAAAGGAAAATCGGTAGGCTTGCTGTGAACAAAGACAATAAAGGCATGGGTGAAACTGTACCCTCCACACTTATCAATGAGAAATTGAGGAGTTATCTCATCATGCATAAGTGGCCAGCGTATTCAACACGTGAAGCAGCCCTAGAACATATGACCAAGATGGGCCGCAAATACTATCCTGACGAGTTGAATAAGAAATTCAGTGACTTAACACCTGATGAGATCATCTCTCACAATGTCACTGTTCAGAAAGTTACTGACGAACATTTCGTACCCTTCCTGTTAGCTAAAGAAACGCCTGAGGATGACAGAAGGCAAAGAATTGTCGCTCTCAAGAAAAGATTAAATGCCGCAACATCTGGCTATCTTTTCCGTGAGAATCAGTATTTTCAATAGCCGCCCCGGAGAAAAGGACCGATGTTAGACTCTGTGATGAACACCAAAATTTACAGAGCTTGTGCCAGAATGGAGAACAACTACAACCAATTGGTGCATGGAAACTCGCGCAAACATCGGTACCATATTTGCTAGAGCGCGAGTGCACAACCAAGACATATGAGGCCATCTTTCCAAATCCTTCCTCAAAAGATGGTGAGTTATTCATCATGACTCCTTGTGCTCATAATGATGTCGTTGGTTTACGTAATAGATACCTCAGAGATAATCCGAATAATTTCACAGCGGATGTGAAATTAATAAATGAAATTGTTGATGATCTTGCTGAAAAGTTAAGACCCCATTTCGAAGGAAAGCTCACACTTACTCAATTCCTTGAAGAGAAGAAAGGAAAACTGCGTAGGAGATACGAAAACGCAGCTAGAAAAATCTATGAAAATGGATTTAATCTTGAGAAGCATAGTGACATCCAAGCGTTCATCAAAAATGAATTATACTCTGAGAAGAAGCCACCTCGTATGATAATGGGTAGAGATCCAAGATTCAATCTTATCTATGGGTTATATACAACATCGCTAGAGTCCGCGATGAAACACCTACCTGAAATATCAAAAGGACGAAATTTCAAGCAACGTGGTAACCAGTTCTTTGAGAAAATTTATGGGCAAAATATCGCCGAAGTAGATTTCTCGAAATACGAATCCACACAAAGACTTGAAATCCTCCGCTTGGTTGAGCTTGGCCTTGCCAAAAGATTGATGTGTGATGCTGATTATCAAATCTTCCAACAACTATTCATAGCTAAAATGAGAAAGCGAGGTACTACGTTAAGTGGAACTAAGTTTGAGTTTTGGTATTGCCGCGGTAGCGGTGATATGGACACCGGGTTATTTAACACCTTGATTACCTGGGTCGCCTGTCGTTATTTCGAAATTTATAATAAGACGGGACATTACAATTTTATCTGTGATGGTGACGATAATCTAATGAAGATACCGATTGGACACCCAAAATTGGTTGACACTTTCGCACATTTTGGTTTTGAAGCCAAATTAAAGGTACTCTCTGATTACCACGATGCCGAATATTGCTCTGGTAGATTCGTTCAATACCAGCCTGGAAAATTTTACTACGTTCAAGACGTAAGGAAAATGATGGAACAGCTACGAATCTTTAGAAAAACACAATTTAACCATTGCAAAGGTACTTACTATCACTCATTAGGCTACATGTACAAGGTACTTTATCCAGATTTCCCATTGTACAGTAGTATTGCTAGTTTCCTGATGAGGATAGCGCCAAATAAGAGAG